CAATTAGTGGGGCCACTGCTGCTAATCCAGTAGTCATAACAGCAACTTCTCACGGGTATTCTAATGGTGACGAAGTGTATATTTCCGGCGTGGTTGGGATGACGGAGCTAAATGGCAAACATTATAAAGTGGCTGATAAAACTACGAACACTTTTGAATTACAAAATATGCTAAGCGTAGATGTTAATAGCACAGGCTTTACTGCTTATTCGTCAGGGGGTACTGCTGCTGCGGTTTACACTATTACTTCTCCTTACCTTGAGGCGGAGTTATACCAATTACAATTTACTCAATCAGCCGACATAATGTATATTGCGCACAAAAACCACCACCCTAGATCTCTATCTAGAACGGCTCATACTACTTGGACTTTGGCTGAATATCAGCTATTGGCAGGTCCTATATTACCCCTAAATACAACAGCCACTACTTTTACGCCCTCTGCAACTTCTGGGAGTGTAAATATTACTGCTTCGGCTACGACTGGTGTTAATGGGGGTGATGGGTTCACTGCGATTGATGTTGATAGAATTATACAAATTACGCAAGGGTCTACTATTGGACATGCAAGAGTTAACACTATAACTAGCACTACTATTGTTGCATGTACTACACTAAATGACTTTGCGGACACTACGTCTGTTGCTACTTGGGGATTGGGTCATTTTCACACGGGTAATTTCCCGGCTACAGTGGCGTTTTATGAACAGCGTTTAGTGTGGGCGGGTCCACCTAATTATCCTCAGTTGATGGCGTTTAGTGTATCAGGGGATTATACGAATCATCTTGCGGGTGCAGACGCTGATGACGCTATGGTGTATACAATTGCTACGGACCAAGTTAATGCGATTCAATTCTTAAATCCTGGGCCTGTTCTGGTGGTGGGTACTACAGGTGGTGAATTTATTGTGTCAGCCTCAGCAGACGCTGAGGCCTTAACCCCTTCAAACGTGCGTGTTGTTAGGCATACTACATATGGTAGTGCTTCGGTAGCGTCTATACGAGTTTCTAATGTGGTATTGTTTTTACAAAGAGCTAAACGTAAAATACGTGAATTTGTGTATAAATTTGAAACTGATACTTTTGTTGCCCCCGATTTGTGCTTGCTTGCAGAACATATCACAAACACAGGTATTATTCAATTTGACTACCAGCAAGAGCCTGATTCAGTAATTTGGTCTGTGCTTGCTGATGGCACACTATTGGGTATGACTTATCAAAGGGACCAAGAAGTAGTAGCATGGCACAAACACATATTGGGGGGTGTATCGGACACAGCTAGCACCCAAGCACAAGTAGAGTCCATAGCCATAATCCCAGCTACGGCAGACGATGGTGCTGGGATTGATGAAGTATACATAGCAGTAAAAAGGCGTGTCGATGGTGCTGATAGGAGACATGTTGAAAGAATCACTACAGGGCTAGAATTAACACAAACTCAGGAGCAGGCGTTTTTTGTGGATGCTGGGTTGTCTTTGGATGTTCCTATTGTCATTACGGCAGCTACGGCAGCAGACCCTGTAGTAGTTACGGCAAGTTCGCATGGCTTAAGTAATGGGGATAGTGTAAAAATTCGTGATATTAAAGGTATGACAAATCTAAACGACAGAAGCTTTTTCGTGGCTAGTAAAAGCACTAATACTATTTCTTTAGTGCCTACTGCCAATGCCATTTCGGCAAGTATTAGTGCAATTACGGAGGCTAATCCGGCAGTAGTTACGGCCACGGCACATGGTCTGGTTAATGGAGAAAAAGTGTACATTTCCGGCGTAGTTGGGATGACGGAAGTCAATGGTTTGGTGTTTACAGTAGCGGGTAGTGCTGCTAACACTTTCCAATTGGCTACTATTAATAGTAGTAGTTACACTACGTACACGTCTGGGGGCAGTATACGCCACGCAGAAAACGGTGCAAGCCACACGGTCTATATATCTGGGGGCAATGTTAGACTTGAAACTACTTCTATTACTGGTCTTAATCATTTAGAGGGCCAAATAGTTAGTATATTGGGTGATGGTGCAGTGCAGTCTAATAAAACTGTTACTGGGGGGGCTGTTGTTTTAACTACTTTGGCCAGTATTGTTCACGTTGGCCTGCCTTATACATCAAAATTGGTAACATTAAATTTAGAAGCGGGTAGTCTAGATGGCACAGCACAGTCTAAAACCAAACGTATTAATGAGCTTACAGTTAGACTAAACAGGTCTTTAGGAATGTCTGCTGGCACTGAGGGGGGGACACTAGACGTAGTACCTTTTAGAGATAGCGCAGATAGTATGGATTCCGCACCACATTTGTTTACTGGTGATAAAAGGTTGCCTTTTCCTCAAGGGTATGAAACTAGTGGCAATATTGAAATACAACAAACCCAACCGTTGCCACAAAATATAATTGCTTTAATTACTAGGATTAATACTAACAATTAAATGGGATAGGTGGTATTATGTGTTTTGACCCAGCAACGATGGCAGCAATATCGATGATTACTACGGTGGCATCGGCAGTCGGGTCTTTATCTAAAGGACAATCGGCCGGACAGTCAGGGGATTATAACTCTGCTATACAAGACAACGCAGCCATCGCAGCTCAACAAAAGGCTGAATACGACGCTGGTGTTTTGCGAAAAAAAGGTGACACTCAAAGGGCCATCGCTAGAGTGGGTTATGGTAAAGGCGGTGTCGCCATAGAGGGTACGCCTTTGCTTTTTTTAGCGGACTCAGCTGAGCAAAATGAATTGGACGCACAGGCTCTAATCTATGGTGGTGATGTACGTGCTGGTAATTATAGGGCGCAAGCTAATTTGTCTCAAATGGAAGCCCGATCAGCTGAGAGAGCAGGAGTGACAACTGCCGGGACCACTTTATTAACGGGATTGGGGAAGGCTAGTAGCGCATACACTAAATCCACAAAGGCCGTCGTATAATGCCTAGAATTCCTGCATACCAAAGAGTCGCTAGTATTCCAGGGCCTCAAGGAATGGCAATGCCCCGTGCTACACCTGCAGCAATGGGTAGTTTAGAAGGTGCTGCTATGGAAAGGGGTGGTGCGAATATCAGTGATTACGTACTGGATGAGAATGATAAAAAAATCACAGCAGAAGCCCAAATATATGCGGCTAAAACTTTGTCGGCTGTAAGGGCGAAATTCGCCAAACGTGAGGTACACTTAAGACGGACTACGGACAGTGATATTGCACCAGTTTTAGATTCAGAATTTGCAACTGAAGTGGATGCTGCACAACGCAACGCCCCTAACCCGGTGGCGGCGGATAAAGTAGCTATTGGATTACAAACATTTTGGGGAACTCTGAGTACTAGAGCAATATACGAAGACAGCGTTTTTAGAGATAAACGAGTAATAAATTCAAATACTGTTGCACACGAAAACGACCAGTCAGCCGTGTATAATAATTATGGTGTGTTAAACACAACAATTGCAGCGTCTAAAGCTAGAGTAAACGCTCTAGTTTTACCAGATGTTGTTAAACAAAAAATGATACAAGATCAAAAATTAGAATTGGGTTATGATGGTGTTAGAGGCTATATTGATGTTGGTCCTGCTCAAGCTTCTCAAATGCTAAAGGATTTAAATGATCCTACTAATGATGCATATTTTAAAAACATTTTAGGGGATAAAAAGCAGCAATTAATAAAATACGCTAATTCTGAAATTAAAGCGTTTGAAACATCACAGCGATTAAATGAAACAGCAAGACGTATGCAAGAAACACAGGACCAGCGTGATATTAATACCCATTGGGTAGATAGATTATTAAATCCTGCTGTGGGTGTAACTATGGAAGAGATAAGAACTTATGAGCACAAAACAACGGACGGAAGAATTGTTAAACCAAATGGTGGAACTATAGCTACACTTAAAAATCATTTTAACACATTAGCCAAACCGCCTATAACTACTTCTGAAGAAAAATTACAGACTTTTAGTGATTTAATGGAGCAAGTAGACTATATAAAGTCTGATCCGGAGTCGTATGGCGAAAATGTATTCTTA